TACCTATTTTTCCACCATTAGCCATTTTATCAATTAAATCAAGTTGGATGCCCATTCCAGCAATCATGTCTTTAACACTTTTTTCAAATCCTTCAAGACTTACTTTTCCTAAATCATTTAAGTTACCCATAAATTTCTTTAATGCGGCACTGAGCTTATCTAAATTATCAGCAACTGATACATCAATAGTTTTAAGAGGTTCCATAGCATCAACCATGCTTTGAATCATGTTTGCTCTTGTGGTTTTTTGATCTTTTAAATCTGTTCCAAATAAGAAGTTGACAATTTTTTTAGCGCCATCAATTAGACCATCAACTAATTGAACTCCGCCTGTGCCTACCATTGCTGATAATAAAGCAGGTCCAATTCCAGCGATTGCAGTTATTTTACTCAATAAACCTTCAGCATTTATTTTATTTAATTCTGATAATCCTCCAGCTATATTGGTAACTAAAGTTTTAAATGCACTACCGTCTACACCTAATACAGCACCTAGCTTAGAAAATCCAGCTAAAGATGTGATAAAGGCTCCAATTCCAACACCTATTGCTCCAATTCCTAGTGCTGCTGCTTGAGCTCCTCCAGGAAATAAAGCTAATAATGCACCTGACCCCATAGCGGCGCCTAGTGCTGCAAATTCTTTAGATCCAAATGCGCTAAGACCACCTGCAATATTTGTTAATAATTTCTTTAAGTTTTCCCCTTGGTCACCACCCATCATAGACATTAAAGCATCTGCTCCAGCCAATGCAGTAAAAAAACCGGCCATGCCTACACCTACGGCAACTAAACCTTTTGCAGTACCTTTTGGGAATATTATACCTGCTGCTAAAACCGTACCTAATGCTAAGAATTCTTTTTTACCAAACGCGCTTAAACCTTCAGCTAAATTGGTTAATAATTTTTTTATACCTTCACCAGCATCTTTTGATGCAAATTTTTGTATAATAGCTTCAGCGCCAGCTAATCCTAAAAAGAATGCACCTAATCCAACACCGGCAGGTCCTAATGATGCCAATATCTTTGCAACACCGCCTCCTACAGCTTTAGCTAATAACGCAAGACCACCTAAGAATCCTATTCCCTTTAAACCCTTTAAACTTCCAAGTAATCCACCATCTGCTTTTTTGACTTGTTCAGTAACACCGGATGTTGCCGCTTTTCCTTTGGCAGTAGATTTTTCTCTTGATGCTTCAAGATCCATTTTAGATTTTTTAACAAAGTAGCTTGATACAGTGTTATGTAAACTATCAACCGCTTGCGTTGTATCTATGGTAGAATCATTATTAGTTTTGAGTTGGTCAATAACATCACCTAATGTTGAATATCTTCTTGCCATGTCATCTTCTTTCTTGTTTGCTTTCTTCTTCCTTTATGTGGTCTATTAGCATTCCCACATAAACTTCTTTTTCCCATGGTATCAAATTGTCTATCTCACTTAAAGAATATTTGTGATGCTGCATTAAGTTAAAATTAGTCTCATAATAATTACTTAATGAGTTATGAGATAGACTTATTATAAAAAACTTTGCAGGCCCTCCACTTTAATTTCATTATGTGTATTACATTTGATGCAATCAAATTCGATATCATGAGATAACTTAGGTATATTCTCAATATATTCTCTTATCTTAGTAAATTGTTCTTGTGTCATTGATTCAATAAATTCTTGAAATTCTTCTTTTTCAATATCCTTAATATCAATTCTTTCATCATCCGTCATTACAGCATTGATTGATTCTTTTATTAATCCAAACACTTGAACTGTTGGAGATTCTTCGTTTAATGATTCACTAGCCGCCATTTGACTGAAAGTAGGATGCTTCATTTCAACCACTATCTTATCAGTTATATTAATTCTATTGTTGCTATTATCAACTTTTATGTTTATATCATCAACATTAATACTAACATCATTTTCAGTTGCACACTCTTTACATTTAAAAATCAACTTAGATGTTTCTCCAACTGACTTTGCTCTTATCTTTAAAAATAAATATTCAATGTCATATGAAGTTAAAGACTTCATGTTTAATTCTTCGTATACGCATGACTTAACTGTGTCCATTACGGCACCGGCTATTTGCATAGCATCTTGTGTTTCTAAACCTATTAATAAAATTTTTTCTTCTTTAACTAAAAAAGGCCTAAATGTAATTTCATCATTTGTTGAAGGTACCACTGCTTTGTATTTTGGTACGTCATTTAATTTAGGTAATCCCATACTATTTTACTCCTTATAATAAATCAATTCCACCGAGAGGTGTATCAATATCCATGTTAATAAATCCTTGAGTGCTACTTGACCGAGCCCAATTTGTATATGCAAAAGTTACAGTCAATTGAACTAATCCGTCTAGTTCGTTACTTAATTCTATTGCACTAGTTGATACAGGAAAAGCATCTAGTAACTCTACAGAATAAACAGTTCCACCACCAATGCCAGCATTAAATCTAACTGGTCCAACTTGTTTTGAAAATCCTTTTAATGGTTGACGTAGTTGGTGTATAGTTACAGACTTAGCATACTGGCTTTTATAGTTACTTGTAAATGCTCGAGCTCCATCTTCTGGAATTGCTGTATTTCTCCATGCATCAAAATATTCTTTTACGCCGTAATCATTCATTAAGTAAAAAGTCATTGAAACGTCGTCGATAGCATATCCGTACGCTACTTTTTGAAATTCCATTCCTATTCTTCTGTCATTAGTTAATGTAATCTTTCCAGGCATAGTCGCATTAGAGCAAAGAATATTTAATTCTCTGCCAGAAGCTCCGCCTCCACCGCCTGTCAACATTCCAATTATACCATTTAGTAATCCTCCACCACCGCCAAATGATGTTGGAAATGTAACTAAGAATCTGTTTGCTCGTGCAAATCCTAATTTTGTGTTAGCCAAAGCTTTTAATTCATCTACACTAGCCATTTGATATCTTCCTTGAATCTGAATATACTCTTCCAGCAGAAGCTTTCTTCCAACTCGCTGTCGGTAAGAATGTAGCTATCTCCCATTCAGGTGCTGGTACTTGAGCAAATCTAGATTTAACGTGATCTAAAAGATAATGTTTAAAACATGGTTGAAAATATCTAAACCTTGCTGCACCCTTAAGTAATCTATATGTTAAAGTAAATCGCGTTGACTCATCATATTTTTTATTATTAACTACATCAAGTAAACTATCCAAAAACTTTGCTCTTAAAACTGGAGGAATGTAATGCAAATTTAAACCTTTAAATCCACCTTCAGCTTTTTCGACTGGTATAACCAATGGAAAGGTGTCGTAGTATGGAAGCTTGTCTTTAAGCTTAGGATCATAAAAGAACATCATCATACTACCAAGTAAAGGACTACTTACTTTATTGATTTCATCTTCTCTCATTAATGCTTCACGATTCACTCTTGTGAGTCTTTGTACACGACGACGAAACCAGTCTCGAGATTCTTGTGTTCGAGGTGTAATACCTTTTCGAAAAGCTTCAAGTTCTAATCTTTGAAATAAGTTACTCATAATATCTATTTATATCTTTTCTTACGCTTTTTACGATATGATGGTAGTGGTTTATATTTCTTAAGTTTACCCGGAACTGGCTTAGTTAAAAGTTTCATTTCTTGTAAAGTTTTTTCTGTCCACACTTGAAACTCCCATCCTCTATCTTTTGCATAATTATCTGCAGCTTCCCATTTATTCATATTCTTAACATATGTTAAGCCTTCTGTAATATATCTTTTAGTTTTTTTAGGACCAGTTGGCGGTACTGTTTCTTTTTCGGGTTTAATTTCAACTAGCAACGTCTTATCTTCAAACACAATTTTCATATCAACATAATACCTATGATATTTTTTATCAACGTCATAGTAGTATGGAACTATTATTTCTTCTGAGCTCCAGCTCTTTACTTTATCATTCTTATCACACCATTGAAATACAGCCTTTTCCCATAAAGATCTATATACTATATTGGTGTGATCACCTCTGTACTTGTCTGTGTTTTTCGCTTTGTAAAGACCAGAATAAACCATGATAACCGTTATAAATAAAGAAATAATACTTTAATATTATCTATAAGGATTACACATGGAAATATTCGATAAAGCTGGACCTTTAGGAGAAACGCTTAAAGGCGGAGGTGGATTGAAAAATCCAATAAAGAATTTTAGTAACATTGAAGGCGCATTTGAAGAATTTGCAGAAGCTGGTCAATCGTTACTAGGTGCCTTATTTCAAAACTTTGG